ATAATTTCTTGTTCCTTTATATTCATTTAAGTGATCCCATTGTTAATTGATTGATTTATATTTATATGATTATACTATTTCATTTGTAGTATAATCATACTATTTTCCAAATTCATGACCTGCTACTCGTTCCATTTGCTTACTATATTCCTTAAAGCTCGGCTTTTCCTTATATAGCTTAATAGAAATTTCAGGACGTTCTTTGCCCTTTATACGCCATTTATAACCCTTTTCGACGTGGTCTGGATCAGAGGTTTTGACTACTCGTCTTTTGTATCCTTGTTCCCAAGTTTCTCCTTTATACTTACCTTCGCCTTCCTCTATCTTTTGACCAGGAGTATTTCTTTTAAAGTTCTTTGTTGTCTCAGGAGTACCATAATCTAAAGCTTCGTTTGGCTCATGGGACCAACCTTTTTTATTTAATCTATCATGATCAGCTTTAACTTTTGCCCATTCTTTTTCTCCTGTTTCAGGATCATACATCCAATGCGGCTCAAAATCTTTTGATTCTTCAATAGACTCTTTCTTTCCTTTATGTTGAGCCCAAAGATCTTTATCAGCAGTTGTTCTAGTCTTGCCGCCAGTGGCGAATGAATTAATTCGAGCGAATCCCCATTGGGATGGAGTAGTTCCAGGACGATGACCCGTTCTCCAAGCTGCAACTCCGCGGTCGAATACCTTCTTTAGAATCGAATATGAAATACCAGTAGCTTTAGCTTTATTTTGAATTCCCTTTTTATTTTCAGAGATCAATATTTCAGTTTCTTCTCCAAGCTGTTTCTTAATCCAACCTCTTGCAATGTTATTCTTAGGAGCTTCTTTAGCAAACTTAGCCATTTTTTTATAGGCTGATATTGTTGCTTTCTCAATGTTAGAACCTTCAGAGTTATCAACAATTACGAAGTTAGATCCAAACATTGATTGGAATTTACCGAGATTATTCTGAACTCCTTGCCACATTTTAGCCACTTGATCATTTGGAAGGCTCCGTGGACGCATTCTATTACGAACTTGTGCTGTCTCAAGATCAGTATTAACAAAGATCATTGCTACATCATATCCCAACTTCTTAAGCAATTCAGATTGCTTTTTAATCTTATCATAATCTTTACCAGTACCATCAACGACTAAGCCAAGTCTACCATTAAGATAAAGTTCTTGCTGCTTTGCAGTTAGTTCCTTTGCTTTGCTTCTAAGTTTCTGACCTTTAGGAGAAAAGATGTTATCTGGAGTTGGCTCAAGATTAGCTTTCTTCATAGCAGCCTCAAACTTATCATCCGAATTAACAATTTTAAATCCAAGCGCAGTTAGACCAGTTTTACCAACAGTAAATGATTTACCTGAACCTGGGCCACCAGCAAGAAAGATTGCTTTAAAGATTGCAGGATCATCAACGCCTTCTTCAATATATTCTTCGCCAAACATATCCTTAAATCTTTTGGTATATTTGGACGGTTTCGTTTCTGCTCTTGCATCACCCGGTGCTGGTTTATAAGCAGCTGGATTATCATCATCCATTTTGGCTTGCTTTTTAAACTGTGCTTTTCGTTTAGCCTTAGTTGACTTTGACAAACCAGCATGATATTTTGGATTCACGGTTTCTTCAGAATATTCCTCAAGATCATTAATAAAATACTTAGTACCGATAGCGCTCACTACATAATTCGAATAACGCTCAGATATGGTAAAGTTTTGATTCGACTTTTGGCACTGAACTCTATCTCCAACATTGAAGATTTCACCAGAGATAAACCTTTCTCGTTTTTCTGAAACTGTTGGAAGCTGTACGTGTTTACGAAAGTTAACCATTTCTTTCAATCCCATTCTTTTACGAAGAAGGTTGAATACTGATAGCTTATCACCAAATGATTTTGGAAGACCGTTAGAAAATGCTTGGAAATCACCAGATACTGCAGCTGCTCTCATTTTAGAGGCAGACATTCCTGAAACGTCATCTGCATCTGGATCACGGTCTCCAGCAGATACAACTTCGATACCTCCTTCGAAATCATAAAATCCATGTTTCGACTTAACTCCATTATACTTATTAAGGAGCGAGCTCATTTCTTTGATACGGTCAGAGCCAACTACAAGTTTTGCTTTAGTATAACCTTGAGAGTATAACGATGATGCTGCGTGTAGTATTGAAGCACTCTTATCATTAACAATGTTTCTTCCATGCTTAGGAAACATCTTACGCATTATCTTAATTTTTTCAGAATATTCCAATGGATTCTTTTTAGCATCGTTTGACTTAGAGGCAAATACCTTATAGTCATTGCCAGTCGATAAAGACGCAACTTTATCAAGAAGCTTTCCATGGCCAACTGTGGGAGGATTAAATCGGCCAAATGTAAATGTTACTGATTTGACCCTTTCTTCGTTAAACTGTTTGAATCCTTTTACTAACATACTATTTCTTCTTTGTGGTTGATTCACTTGGTCCGCCGCCTGCGTGTAGTTTCTTTCTTTTATTATTTTTATAAGCAAGGATCCCATCTGGATCGATGTCAGTACCAGCTTGTTGGGTATAGTCTACTACTAAGAAATCTTTAAAGTTTAAAACTTTCTCTGGTAATTTATTCATGTTGCTATTTTCTGGTTTCATTTTTTTAAGAAGTTGATTATACATATATTTATACAATTATGACAACTTGTCTAATGACTCTGCTACTAGATATTTCTTTTTAATAATGCTAGTAGTGTTATTTCTCCCATCCTTTTATTACGTCTTTGCTGAAATTGTTCATTGAAAACTCTAGTCTATCAACTAGTTTAACCGCACCATCGGTAGTCTTATCAATGGCAACAAATCCTTCTGAATTAGTTACTTTAAAACCAGTCTTAGTGCGAACAAATGTGTCCAGTTGCTTAACCTTATCTAGTTTATTTATAATAAGCAGCTTTGCATCAACCAATGCGTTTTGAAGATCAAATATTTGTTTTAGATTATCTTTATTCCCCTTAGAGAAGAATTTCATCAACTCTTCTTCTTTCTTAGTGACATTAGCCTTACCCTTTTCAGTCTTTCTCTTATCACGCTCTTTATTAAACTTATTAGCGAACCAAGCAATCAAGTTATTAACGTGTTTAGTTGTATTTTCGATTCTCTCTCCTCTACGAACTAACGAATTATTAAAGGTTTCAATTGATTGTGCTAGCTTTGTATTATTCTCTAACTCACGAAGTGTATTGCCCGCGATTTTACTAAAGATCTTGCCTGCCTTAGATAGAGCAGCAGTAACTTTAGCAGTCTCAGTAGCTGATAGAGTTGCTTTACCAGTGATGTCACGATATTCAGCTGATTGATACCACACTGAAGACTTCTTCTTAAGACCAGTGATATTGACGCCAAATGATGCACGCATTGAAGGAAAGTCATTACCTTTATAAGTGGTATGCCACACTACACCAAGATTAGCCTTCTTAATCTCTTTACCCATCTTCGAGTTTACTGGAACTGCATATACAATCGTATTTGGTTGGAATGTGTAATACTTTTCACCATCAATCGTCTCGGTCTGAACATCCTTTTTAGTAAACATAATATCACCTTGAATGACATCAGTAATATCCAAATCCTTCAACTCATTAAATGCAATTGACAACTTATCGGCAAGATCTCCAGATGTATCTGCACGAACATCGGCTTCTGATTTATAGACCTTAGGGTCTTTATTGAAAATGCCTTTTTTAGCAACAAAGAATTGACCATCGCTAGGATCGGTGCCAGCGAAAACTGCAGGTGCACCGTCCCATTTAACAGTAACGTCATAATTCTTATTACTATTACCTGCTAGCATATCACGCATTGCTCTTAAAGCAAAGATGGCTTCTCTTGCACCTTTGACACCACCATAAATAACGCGATCCTCCAGATGTGTCATGTGTGTATTTTTATTCGATGCCGCTTCGGCTATAAATTGTTTAAACTTGATCATGCGAATGGGTTTCTCTTAGAACTACCGGGTTTTATTGAATAACGGGAAGAAGGCATTTCACTAATCTTAATTTCTGCTTGCACTTCGTAAAACTGCGATCTTGTAGCAACTCTTATCTTAAACGGACCAACACCGCTGAGTATCGGTACATTCTTAGGTACATTCAAAGGATTACGTGTTCCGATCATATAAAAATCATCTGCAGCCTGCATATAATGAGCTGGCTCTGCTTTACCTTTCAAATAATGATCTGTTACAACTTTGCCTAAATTGATATTTGGCTCTGACATGATATACCTATTAATGCCAGGTTGAGCAAAGAAGTCTTTCATTACCTGTAAGGGTACAGCATTTGAGTCTTTAAGACCGCTCTTAGTAGTTGGAATTTTAGGATTATTAATTCCTGAAAATTTAGCAATTGCCTTTAGAAACTCTGCAGCTTCTTTTGACTTATTTAATTTATTAATTGCCAACTTAGCCGATGGTGTGTTATACGTTGTATCCCATTTTTTACCATCGAAGAATACTCTTGGATTAGATAGATTATCAGTATGATTCATCTTAACTTCTAACCAAGTACTATTACCATTACGCTCTATTCTAACATCAGCGTATTTAGCAGAAACCTTAGGACGTTCAGCCTTTAAGTTATCTCCTAATGTATTAATGTGATTAGCTACATCGATTTCGTATTGATCCGACTTAGCTGATTCGTATAAGTAGTCTTTAAATGGTATCATTATGGCGCTAATTTAATTTCAACTTGTTTTGGTTTTACCTTCAAATCTTTCTTTAGGAATTTAGTCAATTGTTTAACAGCGTTTTTATATGTTGACCTTGCTTTTGAAAAGAATGTATCTTGTTGCATTCCAATCATTCCACCAGAATCTAAAGTTGCTTTATAATCGAATGCCCATGTTCCTTCACCCTTAGGTTGTTGTCCTCGATGTGAAAATTGCCAAGGTGTTAGATCGATTGCATAACCTTCTTCGAGTTCTTGTTCTTCTTCGATTGTGTGTTCTTTAAATGTTTTCATGTTAGTTTAGTAAATTTTAATAAAAAATCCATTATCATCGCTGATCTTCTTCGCTCCATTAATCATCTTATTCATAATTGTAGAAATATTCTTTTCGTTAGTAACAAAGAAATGCATCATTTTTAGTCCCTGTATTTTCATACAAAGATTAGATGCGATATCCATATTTCTTTGTGCGTCTCCGACTAACGCCTCAAACTGAGCTTTTGTTAATTTATTTCCGTCTTGAACTTTTGAATGTTTAGATACCGTTTGATACATACTATAAACTTCGCTAATTCGTTTTTCATCAAACTCGCCAAATACTTCTGGTGTTTTACCAAAATATGTAATACTTTTAATTCGCTCGTCATCGAACTCTTCCATTACTCGATCAACAATTCCGGTACTAATTTTACCTAAACGACCTCCAGAAGGTGTGCCATCAGATGTAATTTCAGTTTGAGCCGTGCCATATCCATGAGGAAATCCTCTTACTTGTAGGCTAATTTGCTTTGATGTATCAACATTCTTAAATGTAAATAAACCAATTTCCTTTCCTTCAGCGCTTAAGTTGCAATTAAACTTGGCAATTTGAATATTATATGCAGCTTTCTTGGCTTTACCTGGTTCGTTTGCAAAATCTACAGATGGTTTATCGCTGACCAATTGCTTAAGAGATATAGGATATAGTTGCTTTTTTTTATAATAATCATACATCTTGTTATTAAACATAGAAGTTAGTCCATCCTTAACTTCGTAATTGTCAATACAGAATTGCAGATCTTTAATTATTTGTGTTTTCTTGTTTTTATCAATAAGAAAGATGTCGGCTGGATTCCACGAATCTTTTGCAATTTTTACCTTCTTTGTAAATGCACTGATTACAGTAGCGAATGCAGACTTATCAGTTGCATCATGCAATATATCAAAACGATTAAGATTACCCGCAATCTTAACAACTGCTGGTTTAGTCGATTGAAATGTTTGGTTCCACGCTATAAACGCATCTGGATTATCAATGAATATTTTTTGTCCAGTATCTTTTGGTGTTTTAACATCTTTGATTAAAGACATCACCGTAGCAAGTTCTCCTGCATCTGCAAGCTGTTTACCTAAAGCATTACGTGATCCACCTCCCATGCCAGAAAATGGAGCTTTATCGATATCGTTAAATCTAAATGATAAGCTTCCGTCGAGAGCATCCATTACTGCCTCTTTTCTTTTATCTGTAGTAAAGGATGAAGTAATATTAGCCTTCCTAAACGCAGATGAATTTGTGTCAACTTCAAGAATATCGCGACCACGAGTACTTATGTTCGATTCGATTCCTACTTTTGCCAATTCCTTTTCAGCTTCACGAATAGCAGAGAAGCTACGATATCTAAGTTCAATAGTACCATACGAATCAAGGATATCATCTGGTTTTAAACTTAAATTTACTTTTGCGTCAGTAAAAACTGCAGCGAATTGACCATTAGGATATAGAATCTGTTTGTATTTTGCAAAATCAGTTTGTACCTTTTCTAAAGCAATAATATCTTTTGTCTTTTTTAATTTATAAGACTTGCCATTAGACATTTTTATCTTATCACCAACGTTTATCTTCGCAACAATCGCTACGATATATTTTGATTTTGATAGATCTGCCTTTCCAAATAATGCCATTTTACGTCAAGTCAGTAACTGATTTACCTTTTGCCCAAAATTTACATGACCAATAACGTGCTTTGTATTTAGGACCTGGGTCAGTATCGCACTGATGACGAGCTCTAAAACTCTTACGGCGAGCTGGATCATCACGCTTAATTTCCATATTAGGATCTCCAAATCCTAATCTAATGACATTGCCCTTTTCGTTCTTTACATAGACATAGAACTTTTTCTTACCATCGTTTCCACGAAAAGGCTTATTAAGAGTAACCTTTTTACCCTTATATTCGGTCTCTTCGAATTGAAGAGAATCTTTAAAATTTAGCATAGTTCCCATTTTGTGTAATATATATTTATTCTATTTATAATATATTACACTTTAATAATCAGCCCACTTACATTTTTTCCATTGACTTTGTTCAAACCATCGTATAAATATACCGCGTTCTCGACCGTGGGCTTCAATCTCCCATGGCAGATCATAATAATTAGTTTTTATATCATCAACTTCTTTATCATTCCATTTACTAATATGTAATGAATTAGTATCCTTTAACTCTCCTCTAGCAAACTGCTTTACATGTACCATCTCATGCGCAATGGTTTCAAGCAATTCCTGTTTTGATTGCGAAGAATCAATTCGTATTGTAAACTCACGAGGACGATAAGACCTATCTTCCCATGTGCAATCTCCAGCTATACCTTCTTTGTTCCGCAAATTATTGATTAATACTATATCTATCTCTAATTTAGCGCCTAATCTAGGAGCCAAAATACCAAGAGAGAAATGCGCAATGTCTTCTGCCATCTCCCTCTTGGACTTACTCGAGCCTGTGACCGATACAACCATTAGATTTTAAATGCTGAGAAATCTGTCGTTTTTTCTGGAGCAGGAGCAGTTGTATCGCCACTTGATAATGTCTGTGCGGAATCTTCTACATCGAACAATCGCATCTTAGATCTATCGATGCCTACACAGAATCGTTTGTTTTCTGTGGGATCATTATATCTATTCTTCAATTGTTTAATCATTACTTGATTCATACCTTCTAATTGTTCTGTCGAAATAAGAGCAATCATTAAGTCAGCTGTGGCTGGAAGACCAAACGATTCTGACGTATCAGTAATCTCAACATCAGAATTACCAAATCCTGTACGAGTAACTTGAGTGGCAGACCAAATAGGTACATTATATTCAACAGCAAGACCACGAATCTCTTCAGCAATTGCTTTAATCATGGAATACGTATTGATAGATCCACCCAACCCCTTGATTCTTGAGCTTGAGCAGATGTTAAGGTAATCAATGTAAATGACATCTGGAACAAACTTCTTTTTCATCTTCAACTCATTTAAAAGCGAGCGGAAATGGCCAACGTGAGCAACTGCTGTAGGATATTCTTTAATGATTAACTTACCATGTGTCTTTTGATTAACGAGGTGTGCCTTATTAATGAAGGCATCTTTACTTAGATCTGTAAGAGTAGCAATATCTACATCAAATAGATTAGCATCGATACGTTCAGCAATTTTTTCTTCAGCCATTTCAAGTGTAATGTATAACACATTTTTCCCTTGAGTAAGAGCATCTGCAGCAAAATGGCACATTGCCAAACTCTTACCCACACCTGTACCAGCTAATATGATATTAAGAGATTTCTTTGGTACACCACCTTTAGTGATTGTATTAAGAAGTTCAATATTAAATGGAATTTTATCTTCCTTTTGGTGATAAAACTCATATCGTTCTTCAGTGTTTTCAAAGTAATCATGCCCAACATTTGTGTCAAACGTGACCGACAAGGCCTTTGTCAAGATATCGGGAATTGCTCCCTCGGCCTTGTCGGTATTACCATCAACAATCGATATCGATTCCATTAGTGCAAGATATACTGCTCTATCTTTACACCACTTCTCTGTCGATTCGATTAACCACTCTAACTCAACCTTATTTTCTTCATGAAGAGTTTTGATTAGAGCGAGAGTATCATTTGCAATAGGACGATTAGTGTATTCTGATTCCTGAAACTCGATTTCAAGAATAGCTGGAGTTGGCAACTTATTGTATTTAGTTACGAACTGCAAGAATAAATCATAGACTGCTTTATGATGATCCTCAAAATATTCCTTCTTAATATGTGGAAGGGCCTTTCTGAGGAACGTCTCATTATTCGTCAATGATTTCAGTATTATCGTCTGTATGTCCTGCATTACCAATTTGTGCTGTTTGATCCTCTAGTATTTCTGTTAGTATGTCTCCGATATAATTTCGGAACTCATCGCTTTCTTCAAGCTCTTCTTTTGAATATGGTGGTGGTACTTCTTCAATAGTATAATTGAATTTAAGACGTGCTAAGTCATTTTCAGTATCTTCTTCAATCGTAACTGCACCATACGTAAATATTACCTTATTATAAGGACCTTGTACAATCTTTAATGAATAAAGTTCAGAATCCTCTTTCTCTACAAATACAAAATTATTACTCATCTTCTTCTAGTTTAGGAGTATCATCTTCAAGAATTGATCGATACGCAACCTTATATCGTTCTTCAAGAGCTGAAGCAAAATTAGTATTATTAAGAATATTATGCCAGAATTCTTTCTTTAGAGTATCTTTCATACGTACATTACCTGAGAGTTCTTCGCCTGTTGTGGGATTCTTTGCCATGTACCAACCATTTTTTGGTTTGACAACGTATCCAAGTTCAAGCGCTACTTCAGTAAGACCTGACCATTTTTCGATTCCGCCTTCCCAAGAGACTGAGATTGGAATTTTTGACTTTTCCTTTACAAAGCGAGACTTTTCGACATTAATGACAAAGTCATAACCTGTAATTTCAGTACCAGTCTTTTCTTGTCGACGACCGATAATCCATACATTATCTGCAGAATACATTACGCCTGTGCCACCAGATACAACAGCTTTAGGAAACATACCTTGTTCCATATAAGTGTGATTAATAGCAAGTAGTGGAATATCTTTAATTGTAAGCATCGGCGTGACCATACGAAAAAGACCTTTAAGAGCCTTCGCGCGTGTCATGTCTGCAACAGACTTCATATTCTCGGCATCTTCAACTTCTTTCTTCGAAGCAATATTGCCAACTGAGTCAATCACAACAATTACCTTTTCTTTACGATCAATCTCATTCAATTGATGAACTACATCGAATTTAAGTTCTTCAATATTTGTAACAGGTGTATGAAGAACGCGAGCAGGATCAATATCAAATGCTTCAAAATACGATTGCGGTGAACCAAATTCTGAATCATAAAAGAGCAGTACTGCATCATCATGCTTCTTTAGATATGATGATGCCATAAGCAATGCGAACGATGTTTTGAAGTGCTTAGATGGACCAGCAAGGACAGTAAGTCCTGAAGCTAATCCACCATCGATACTTCCCGATAAGGCGACATTTACCATAGGAACTGCTGTAGTAGTAAGCTCCTTTTCGCCGAATAGTTTAGAGTCTGATAGCACATCTGTACCGCTGACTCGACTTGATTTCTTTAGTTTTTCTAGTAGTGACATAATATTTGTTAATTAAAGATCTAATTATACCATAAATAATGGCAATTGTAAAGCGGTTTTTTATCTATGCAAAGAATATATCTAAATTACCAGACAAATCGGCTGGCTCGGTCCATTCTTTACCTTGCCAATGCGGATATGATGCTCGAGAAAGGTGCACTGATTGCGGTTTTTCCATTACATCAAAGCTGAGCTGCCCAGCCTGGTTTTTAAGTGATTCTGTCCACGTATAAACATTCGCGTTTAATTGCAACTGAGAAATAAATGCTTCGCGTACTTCGGTGCGCTCTTTCCATGACCCGAAGAACGGTGTTCCTTTATACCATCCAGTTTTAGGAACCTTACGAGATTCACACTCGATAGGCAGAGGTTCATAAGCAAGTGTCTTAGCTTGATATTTACGAGAGATTCGTTCTAATTCTGCAGCATATCGATCAGCTAATTTTTTAGCTTCAAAGATTGGATCGTCAAATCGACACAGATGATGTCGAATATCAATGTTTCCAAAATATGTTTCAATAATATCATACTCTGAACCTACAGGGATAAACGTTTCAAAGCCTTTATTAATTGATCCATGCAATGTAGAAAATGGTCGAGATACATTTTCCCAACGAGGACGATACATGCAAATGGCATGACTATCACCTATCGATATACGGTTATATCTTTTTATTTTATTTGGATCAATTGTAACTGCTCGATATTGTAAAGCCTTGAGTCCTTCCCAATCGACATCGTCCCATTTCCAGGCAGCCTTTTGTAATCTATCTTGGAACATTCCTGCATAATCGGGGAAATCGACCATCAATGAATTAACTGGTCCTTTGAATCGAGAAAGTGCAACGAGGAACTCTCTATTTTTGTATGCCTGTATTCCACCAAATAGATTTAAGTTTCCACTCCAATCGCTTCCATGATAGAATGCAAGAGAATGATATTCTGAGTAATCAGTAATCTTATTTGACACCAAATTAATTTCAACGTTATTTCCAGCTTCACTAATTTGATCAGCATATATAATAGCTTGCGCTGCTTTATGCGAAGCGATCTTATTCGAGATTGGTCCTAAGCCTGTTAATAGTACTTTATTTTTCATCTTTCTTCCACTTTCTATATGAGTTTATTTTGTCGTATATTGATTCATCTTCAAGAGTTGGGTTTTGCCCAACATTCCAAAATAAAATGTCGCGATCAGTGTTTTTAGGAATCGATGCCCAAGCTTTCGCGTCGTATGTTGCTACAGATGGGAATGGAGGCAAATCTTCCTTAATTGGAGTAGTAAATGGTAAGGGGTGTGATATGATACTATCATGGCCAATCTCACCATCTTTCATGTTACGAGATACTGCAACACAGTGGAACTTAGCATTAGGCCAAGCAATCTGTAAAGCACGATGCAATACGCCTGTTGAAATAACTGTCCACACTTCTTCTGGTTCTGGAATTTGTGATGCAGCCTTAACAAATCCCGCAGTAACAAGTTCGTGTTTAAGGCCAAGAGGAATAAAGAATGCATCATCTTGTTCATCTGCCCACTTCTTAGCGATTGCATTTAGATTAGGCATAGCAGCAATGCGGTGAAATTCATAATCTGCCCCGCGCTCAATGCAGCATGCCTGATGATGTGAGATGCGCTTCGAAGATGGCATGAATAACCTTACCTTCTTGTTATGACGCGATGCGACATCTAAGAGAGATACTCCAGCCAATCCAGTACGAGGTTGAACATATACGAGAGTCTTTTCTTTAATGTTCGAAATAAGACAATCACCGCCTCGAACCTTACTACCAACTAAGAGGTCGTCTCGAACAACTCTTACACCCTCATGGATCTTAACGACTGGTTTTGGATTAGGATCTTCCCAATCTCCTGCTAAGTTTAGATAGTACTCTCGAGCTTCATGCCGATTAGATACTCCACTAAAAAGTAGGTAGTCGATATCCTTATTGCAGTTATCTATTACGTGATTATCGTGTGACATAATTATATTATACCATATTTAGCCTATATTGTACATTAGTTTTTTAGGGAGAATGACTTTGGATAGATCCACTCGTATGGAATTTTTTTAGTGGTTCCTTTTATTCCATGTCGAATGAATAGATGCTTACACCACATACACGCCTTATCTTCAATATTGATATTATATTGGCGTTTCATTGGATTATCTGGATGTGCAGCTACCTCATTAAATTGACTGACAAGCTCTTTCGCTGGATCATTGATCGGTGTATATTCTCCAGACGATTCATCTAATTCAAACTTTGTTTTGCCAAATAAATTCTTACCTCCAAAAAGTTGCCATAAGCCATAGAATGATAATGTGCCAGGTGTTACCCACGATTCTGGATCTACCAAATCAGGACGAGCCATAGCAATATGGCGAGAAAGATTCTTAAACGGATACATCACATTGCGAAATCCAAACTTCTCTTTAGTGTGTCGTTCCAACTTAGATGCTAACTCCATCATTGTAAGTTTCCTATCAGATTTTAGAATCGAATGACAATCTTCAGCAATCTGTTGAGGAACTTCACACAACCAATCTCGTACAATAGTTCCTTTTGGATAATAGATTTGAAAAAGATCAGAGCGAGCATGCCTTTCAGTTTCAAACCGAGTCTTCATGGCTTCGATACCATGATCACGTAGTGCTCTAAATGTCAGCCAATGCTCATTACTAAATGACCATACAATAGTATGATGTAAAAGAGTCTTAAGATCTTTTTCCTCCTTCATCTCGTCTACGTATGGCATTTCGTCCCAATGCAATCGATGAGAGAATTGTTGTGGATTTGCTTTAAGTAATGGCTCTTCTCTTACATCATATGCTCTACAAAATTCAAAGAACTTTTGAAATCGTTCTTCAAGAGTATAGTTCTCTAATAGACAATTCGTTGGTTTTCCCTTTTTAAGGATTGGATCTGATGAATTTGGATAGTCGATTTTATGACTAGTATCTTCGTCAATGAAGTTTTCTAAAGTGTTTTGCATTTTTCAGTATATTGTTCAACTGTCATTCCTGCTTGTCTAAGAATAGTATCGTCTGATGGATGATTCTTTATTCCATTGAATGTTTCTACCAACCCAAGATCGAGCATTGCCTTCTGTCTACCATATGGGTGATCTTTAATGCTCGATGAATTCCATAAGGTATCCATATTTACATCGGCATAATCGGCTCCAGGGCGGACATAGTTTTCAATCCATCGAATAAAGTCACAAGCAACATCTTCAGCATTATATGGAACTGAACCTGTTTCTTCGTAAATTAACTTCATTACACCATCTAAAAATTCTTCAGATTTTTTACCCTTACCGTTTGGTGTGTCTGCTAAGTATCCAATGCATTCGACTGCATTCGTTCCATAGTAGAACATTGATTCTGTATTAACAAACTCAGGAAACCAATCTGCAATATCTGCTATGATAGCTGCATACTGAAAACGATAGACTCTTAGATTATTAGTCTTATTCCAATCAAACATCCAATCACCGATTTCTCGTAGATCAAGTTTCTTATTGCTGGTCTCCAAAAATGTGGCAAGGTCTCGAGCCAATCTTGGCGCAAACTCGCAAAGGAAATAATCTCCACCTCGCTTGTACACATAATCACCTTCAATTCCAAATAATGGTGCAGCTTCGACCTTTGGTTTAGGTGGTTTAGGGAATGCAGGAAATTGATAACCAATTGAAGTATAGAATGTCTTATTCGCGAATCTTACTTGATCACACATTTCTTCAATTGTATCTGACTGCCATAGATCAAACAAGAGAGTATTGTGGTATCCACTTGGCTTTGTGCCATAATTAATAGCAGAACCACATACGCGGTGTAAGATAAAAATATATAACCATTCAGGTAATCCAAATGTATCTCGCTTATTGGTCCATTTTGTGGCTACTTCTTTACGTTGTTTAGTATAAAGGCCTGCATCCATACGTGACCAATATGGATGATCTTCTGACCAACCATAGAACGCATCATTTACGATTTGGCTAAAGCCTGCAAACTTGCGTTCAACCACATCATAAAGCTCAATCGTCTCCATTAAAGGATCATTGAGCTGTGAATCTTTATGCGGTATATGACCTAAATTAGATTTGTTTTGTTGGTCTTTAGCAAGCTTAAAGTAATATTTAAACTCATCATAGTATGGAGTAGTATTCACCATTATAGTTCGTCGTCTTCGTGTGTATAGATTTCTTCACCTACTGACATACACGGAAGGTTTTCAAACAATGCTTGTTCAAAGATTAGATCTCCATAATCATCTTCTCCCATTTCTGTGATCCACTCTGGAGGAGTTTCACTAAAACCATCTTCATACTTATAGTGTATATGTCCTTCGTTTGAATCTTCTTCAAGACGAACTGTTAGAAGTTTACCTCCAACGTCTAAATCAAAGTCAATTACCTTTTTAAAGTAGACTTCGTTTGGTGGGTATTTTAGTTTTATTTTTGCCATAATATTATATATAGGTTATTTTTACATTAGCTTCATTTAGATAGTCCATTCCTTTTCCACAAGAATCGTTCCAGCGTATGTTACTAGCTTCTCCCATAACAACTTCTTTAATGCCAACTTGAATCATTGCTTTAGCGCATTCATGACAACATGGAAGTCCATGGATATATGCTGTTGCACCTTCTAAAGATACTCCAGTACGAGATGCGTTATAGATTGCATTCATTTCAGCATGGACAATGCGATCATATTTTGTTTCGCGGTTCTTATATAATTCATCACTATCATCCATGCCTCGAGGAAAGCCATTATATCCCTGAGATAACACTTGTCCTGATTCGCCAATAACTACTGCACCACATTGTGTTGAAGGATCTTTCGACCATTGCGCAATATCACGAGCTAACTCGATATACCGTTTATGCCATTTATTTAGCATTGTCTAAAGTAATCTTACGATTAAGAAAATCACGATCAATCTTTTGACCATCCATTCCACCGCGAATATACGAAGTAATGAACGAACCATAATTAATCAAATCTTTTGCTGAATCTTCAAGAGATTCAAAGTTTGGATCATAGTTGGGATCATTCTCCATAGCTTCAATAACTGACTGCATACGAAGCACCTTAGCATGAACAATGTCAAGAATAGTTGATACACCACGTGGATAGTAATCTGCTTGACGAATACGACTATTGGGATTTTGATAATCATTACCCTTTTTAATCTGCAACTCGGCACATTCTTGTAAGACTTTAATAGATTCTTTTTCGCTTTTCATATTATTATTATACTATGTTTGTTGTAGGTTGTAAAACAAATTGGGTGCCATTCCACTTATAAACTCCTTCTAATTCGTAATCGGCTGTTTTCTTATCGCCGATAAAAATGTAAAGGATGTCTGGATACTTTTTCCACGTTATCTGTTTTGCTTCGTTCGCTCTCTTTAAAACGTATGGAACATAGTAGTCACCTTTTGTGGCCTTAACTTCTACGTAATTTCCGTCAGTATCAATCACATCCTTGTAAGGACGCTCGTCGTCAGTGAACCCACACCTATCAATAAGGTACACTTCAGGAGCATGGCCATACAAAGTAGTCTGAAGTATATTGACAAAACTGCGACCTCTGCGGGTGTCAGGCTTCGCGTATATTTGCGAAGCTTCTTCTTTAGCGCGGCGAACGTAGTGGTCTTGGTTTAATTCCCTTGCATTAAATTTCATACTAATCATAAAATTCAGTTACTCCTCGCATATAGTTTCCCATAGCATGATCTACTAGTTTAATTGTGTTAACTTTCTTTTTTTCGGTAGTGATAAACTCTTCAATATACTTAAAGTGGCGTTCATATACATGAAGAGAGCCAACTTGCCATGTTATGCCACCAGCTGCAATACCAAGATCATTAGCCAACTTATTGAGTACATACTCTTGCCAAGCTGAATCATTACGATAACCAAAGACAACATCATTAGATCGCATTTGAACAATCGCATGTAGCATATTATCGCGGATAAGATACTGAACAGCATTTGTGCAGATAAAGTCAGACATACCATTAAGATTATATTCGGTATGCATAGTTGGTCGCGTATAAATCATTACAGCACGACGAGTATTAGAATTTAAAGAGAGATGCTCGAGACAACGCTTATATTGATGTTTGTTTTCAGCGCTAAATATTAGATGACCATAATTCGAATGAATCATACCGTCTTTATCTGATATCTCTTGCCAAATCTTTGGAGTTGGAACAAGATCATTCACATTGCACGATTGCGATTCATACCATTGAATTTCACGATCAATGTAATTTTGGTCAGGTGTACCAAAGATAGCAACTTCATCTGCTAAGAATGAAGCACCAACAATTTCAATGGTTTTTACTCCTGTTTTATCTGTGACAAACTCGTCATCATTAAACTTTTGTACGAAAATTTCGCGTATATCTTTAACTATATTTTGCATAATATTATTATAACGTATTTGGTATTATATGTACATATTTAAATTAACCTCTCATAAAGTTCTTAACACAACTACGTGGACCATTTGGAACATAGTATTTTTTATTCCGCTCCCAACTATCGTTGGTGAAGAGTTGTATGGACCCCGCATCTTTAGAGGAATACGACATTATACCTTTACGATTGCGATTTACTTCGCGCGTGGGTGGTTCGTCTAATCCTAAAATTGCTCTAATATTAGCGGTCATAAATGTATATGTCTGCAGTAGCAGCATCGGCAAGTTTAATGCGCTGATGAGAGTGTGAACCAGACCAAGTGTTCGGTGGATTCTTCACTGAGTACTTGTAAGCATTTGGATTGTTCTTACCCATACGACCTTGTAACATTACTCGACGAGAGTACCCATAGCGGATATCATCAGCCTTCACTTTTGCTCGTAAATCGGCAATGCGCTTTTTACCAGCAACTGAGTGGTGGTGAACTGTTTCGACATAATAGTCTGATGTACGTGTATTCATAATATAAATTTCCTTTCGTGGATTAGAGTGACTTCACGAATCGGAGCATTGCCTAATCCTAATATAGCTCTTAAGTTTGAATTCATTTTATTTTGATTTTTTTAAACGCTTTCCTGTGATAGCTTCGTTCTTAGTCATACCATTTGCTTTATAGAAATATTCGCTTGTTCCATGTGAATATATCTCTACTCGATTATAAATTGAACATGCCTTTTTAAGGAGACGCGAGCCAATACCTTTTCTACGTTGACGTGGCATCACATAACATTGAAACTCTTTCTGTTCATGGCGATTATATGCTAATCCCCAACCAGTATATTTTTCTCCATCATGTGCAACCATTAAATGCCCATAGTCGTATAGTAAACAATTATCTAGTCGATCTTTAATGACGCTATAATTATTCCCAAGATCAGACGCTGCACCTCGATTAAAGTTATTTCGAGAGCACCAACGAAGTATCTCCGCTGGTGGCCAAACTTTCGAAAGATCATATGTTTTAATATAAGTTTTACCCATAGCTATATTACAATTATGTTTGTTGTTATGCTCCAGTCCAAGCAATCTTAGGAAGATCTTCATCGACAAAGATGTTTCCGCGAGCAAAGTTTCGGGTTGGGGCTTTCCACGAAGCAGCTTTAAGAATATCGCCATACGAGAATTTCTTATCTGTATCGGTATTAACGATGAAAGAGTGGGCTCCTCCACCTGTCCTAATTGCGATGTATTTTGAACCAGATTTATAGCTAAGCGAATTAGCATATTCCTCTCGCATCTCATTTTTAATAGGATCATCACCTGCCATAAAGCGATTATAATCAGCTTTCATGGCTTCGTGAAGGTTAGCTATAGCATCAGTCATTTCGTTTGTCATTTTCATAATATAAATATTCTTTCGTAAATTAAAGGGAGGCGAGGGCAGAAGAGGTGCCGGGGAAAATCTCGTGCTGTGGTACACTCTTGAGGTTGACATTGGCACGAGCTGTGAGAAACACTCCAGAAGTGATTTTCGCAAATCCGCGAGCTGTAGACTCTTTAATGTCTACTGTGACGCCAGTGGAGGTGTCAGTGGAGGTGAACTTTGATCCGTAAGGATTGTCGATGATGCGTAGTATTGGTTTTTTCATAATATATAAGCTCTATTAGTTGGTTACAGTATTAATTATACCATAAATCACACAATTGTACATAGGCATTACATCTTTGATAGCCAATTAGTTATGAATTTGGTACAAAAAATGTTCCAAAAATTCACAAATTGTCACGCCTTTAGCGCATAATCGATTGCTCTTGCAGCCTCGAGAACTAAAGGACGATTATTATACCATCCACCAGTATCTTGATCAATTTCTGTGCAAAGTCTTGATACCTCTTCAGGAGTAATTGGATATCCGCGCTTTATCGCATTAGCTGAAATAGACACCATAATAGAATACATTTTTGAATACCATCCAGATGAGTTAATAGTCTTATACTCCATAACAAGATGTTTATTCACGAATGGACAATCTGAATATGACGACCATGTAATAGATGTATTTGTCAATTTGGTCTCTCGGTATTTTTGTATTTCCTCACGAATATGATCTGGAAGTTTATCGGCAAATGTATTTTTAAATCCATTTACGAATTCGTGTTTATCCATTAACTTGTAAGGATCAAGTAATGGTCCTTTATGAGTAAAGATAAAATTATATGCATTCGGATACTGTGCTGGAACATAATACATTCGACTTAAATCCTTAGTTTGTTTATCACCAAGCGAATTAAATTCGGTATTAAGAGCAAACCAAAAGTGTCTAATCTTATCAGCTGGAACTTTATCGGAAAGTGGAAATACAATTCTAAACTTAGGATGCTCCTTCGTCGAGGATGCCGATGAGTAGCAAATAAAGTAGTGATCTTTAAACACCTTTATTGCTTCTTCAAATGACGTATCATACTCATCGACATCCAATGCTGCCCACTTTGACCACTGTGTTACGTTTACATTCTTACGTGTTTCACCATTGACATATGCTGCTGGAGATATAAGCGGTGAACCTTCTTTGAATTCACCTTTCTTTGGCTTATATCCAGGCTGCTTTGACAAATCATACAATAAATTTTCGAACTTCTCAAGCGAGCCAAAGCTCATTGACTTATGAGTCTTATTATCGAAAATATTTTTGTAGATCGTAAGAGAGTAAGACATATTTCTATTTAGCTAGATCACCGTGGTTTCCTTTGTGGCTTGGTGCTACCCACCCTTCTGGCTTGCACAAATCTGGAAGGCCAAGCGGGTTATCTCTACCCTCTTTAATACCAACTTCTTTTGACATATTTGCTTTATGAACTTCATCCCAAGCTTTATAAGGATCTACACCAAGCGCGTCAAGTGTGCCGATAGCCACAACGCATAGGTCAATCAAACCATCAACCACTTCTTCTGCATCGATAGGTTTGCCAGCTTCTGCCGCTTTTTCAGTTTCTCCCAATTCCTCGTGGAGGAAGTCTAATCTAAAACGTAAGAATGTTCGTAGCATTACACTATCGAAATTCTTTACGGCATTTCGCACACCAAATTTAGTATGCATTTCATTTATGTCTTTTGGCCAGTTGTTACTCATAAGTTATATATTATATATTATTTTGTGTATTTTGTAAACTCTAAAAGAAGAATTGCTGAAGGTCAGCCTGAGGCTCCGATGTCCATCCTATAGCTTTAAGAATAATTTCAATAGGATCAAGAAATGCCTTTTGAAATTGCTTATCATAATCGATATATTTATCAAGCTCTAATTCATTAGGCAAAAAGTCTGGAAAGGCTACAACGTTTTCACGAAGAGTATTTGGCATAAGCATATACAAGAACTTAATCTTATCACCATTTTGAATAACTTGGTATTTACGATTAAGGCCTCGAGACTTTAACTGATCATTATAGAGAAGAGAACCACGAACGTGGATTGGTGTACCTTTTTTGTATATAGTACCGCGCGATGCCCACTTTGTAATATCAGTAACACCTCGAGGAAACGCTACTTGATCAGGAGAAAGAGTCTTAAAGTGCTTCTTAAATATCGCGATTGCTTCTTGTGTTTTTTCTTCTTCTCCTGTTACAATGATTTTAAACATTTCATTCATGACTGTACGGCACGATTGCGGAGTAGATGACTTCACTGCCTCAAGACCCATGATCTTGATCTTTGGTTCTGCATATTGAACACCTTCATTATTATGAACATTGAGGATATATCGCTTCTTTGCAACCCAAATGCCACGATCAGCAATTGCCTCTCGCTTCATAACCATACGGTTACTATACGCATTTGTGCGTTCAGCAAATTCATCAAATGCTTTTGATAACATTGGTTCGATTGCTTTAGAACCAAATTCATCGAGGAATGCAACAGGATTTTTTGGTTTAAACTTATCAACAACATCCTTTGCACAGATATAAACTGAATCAGTATCCATAGCAACTACTCGATCTTTAGACTCTCCAATAAAACCATTAAGAAACTCATTAACACTTTTCTCTGCATGTTTAATCACTTCTTGACCAGTGAGAGTAATTCCAGAAGCAATGCGAAGATCAAAGTAACGAAAATACTTGTTACCCATTGCACCGTAAAGCGAATTAAGAAGAATCTTGATTGCAGTCTGTAGAGTCTCGAGGCGCGCGACTTGTGAGGTCATTTGTTGATGCTCATACTTTTCATTCGTTGATATGACTTCAAGCTTACGTTTTGCTTCTAACATCTCTTGCTTAATTGTAACACGTTTAGTATATAGTTCCTCAACAATTTCAGGAACAATGCCTTTCTTTTCTTTAGTAAACCTAGCACCATTCGAAGCTTGTGCACCATCAGCATTAGAAGTAGCATCAATCAATGTTTCAGGAGACATGTTATACTGCACAATCAAATTTGGATATAGAGAGTTTAAGTCAAATGACATTACCCAATCATGCATTCCTACATGCACATCTTTAACGAATCCACCTGGATATGATTCAGTCTGAGATTCTTCTGATGGAAGTACAGCGATTCGGGAACGAGCTAGTCGACGAAAGATAATTGAATCCCATATTGCAGTAGTGCCAAGAGTGTCTCCATAATTAACTCCACCGAGATATGCCATTGTTAATACAAGAGTAATAAGACCAAGCTTTTCTTCCATACGTTCGATAAGTTCAACGTCTTTGATATTGTAGTCAACAAACATTTGAAAGTCTGCATCATATAAATCACGAAGTGTACCAACCTCAGAATAGTCGAGCTTCTTTTCACCAAGGACTATACTTGAAATATGATTCAACGAATATGATTCTTGGTTACCATACGTATATGCGAACTTCTTAAAGAGCTCCATATAGTCGAGGTGTTGAATGCCAACTATATCAAAGGTAACTTGCTTACGACCTCGAACAGCAATCTCTCTACGATCAATCTTTTTCCAAGGGGATAGCTCCTTAACCTTATCTTCACCAAGGAGAAAAACCATACGTGATACCATATATGGAATATCGAAGAAACGCGTATTCCAACCTGTGATAACATCTGGAATATTTTCCTCTTTCGCCCAATAGTTGATAAATGCCTCGAGCATTGAAGACTCAGCTGTGTATTGACGATAATCAATATTGACTCCATTAAGTTCTGTCTTTGTAGCATCGTATGGCTTCATTCCCCATACTCGATACGTATCATCCTTTGAACTCTTATATGCAATTGTGAGAATCTCGTTAACTGGATTATCTACATCTGGAAATCCGTCGCCGTA